GTAGCCGCAGTCTGGAACTCGCTATCCCAGAGCCATACCTCGTTACCTTGTGGGTCTTTGAATAGTGCTCCGCCTGTGGGCATTACTTATCCATGAGTGTGGGAGTTTGGCCAACGTTGAACTCACGCAGGTCTTCTCGTTGTTCGCCTGTGAACGTCGGGGCTACGTACCCACGATCCAGCTGCTGCCGCCCTCGGGCTTTGCGTAGCTGGTCAAGTGTGTCGTACCCATCGATGACTCGGATGTTGGGTGGTAGTGTCATCAACGCATCTTCAACCGGGTCGATGAACTCATCGTGAACACCTAGTTGGAATCCACCACGAGCAACAGTTGTTACTAGCACACCTACAAGTTCTCGTAACCTAGTTTTAGTCTCGGGGGTTGCATTCCCTCGTACGTCTGCGATAGCCCGGAGAGTGGCTGCGCGGAGTTCTTGGCCTGACGGCGTTTCGACGTCTCCACCCACATTAGGCAATGGACCTGTCACATCCTTGTAAGTACCAGGAGTGATGTACTTCGCTTCCGGCTGCTTACCGATTCCTATAGCCTGTTCCATTTGGCGACGCTTGCCAAAGGCTTGTCCCTCTGGAGTATCAGCAACGTCAGCAAGGTTCGGGTCTTTGTAGAAGGCTCCCAGACTCTCGGCTGCACCCTGTGACTCAACCAACAGGCCCTTACGCAGAAGGGGTAGTACGGTTCTGGCACTGTCAGTAGTGGTCCATGTTTCGTAACCACCTTGCTGGAGCTCGATCAATTCCTTCTCAGATACAGACAACTGCTTACCACCAAGTTCGAATGCTCGGCTAGCCAGCAATCGGTTATGGTGATGCTTGAGTTCGGACAACTCGTTGTTAGACAGTTTCTCAGCAAGACCTGAGAGAGGACCATCGTACTTCGATTCAATCCTTACAACTGCTTCGTAGTAGTTGTCAACCATCTTAATGAGAGCACGGTTCTTGTCCATCTTGTTGCGACGGTCTTTGCGCTCTTCGGGAGACATGGACGCCCAGATCTCTTTGTCGACGTAGACATCGACCATCTTGCCCGGCTGCTTCGGGTCCGGCATTCGAAGAACCTTCTGGTGGGGAGACTTAGGTTTCTCAACCTTCTTCCGACCACGAGCACGGATCTCTCTACGCCGCATGTCCATGTTAGCAGCAAACTGAGACTGGTTTTTGCTGTACTTGGCCCACTCCATGTACATCATCTTATTCTGCTGCTGCAGCTCGTTGTACTTGTTGCCGGCTTGCATCTTGATCTTCGCAGAAATCTGAGATGCCTGTGCCTGGAGGACTGGGTCCTGCATCTTGGCAATCTTGGCGTCCAGGTGAGCGGAGAGTGTATCCAGCTTGTACACGTGGTTCTCCAGCATGACTGCACGCTCTACCCGCTTACGCCCTACAGCTCTCTCATACCCACGCTCGGCACTGAGTAGGTTGTACCGTTGCGTCTGGATATCGTTCTTCTGTGCGTCCAGGTCGTCCTTGATGAGGCTGTCGAGGATAGCTACCATGTTGTTGGGGCCACCGGGGTCTCTGAACCCAGACATAGCAGCACCGAGGATGGTAGCTGCCTTAGCGAACCCACTCATACGCTTCCACACTCGACCTGGGTCGGTAGTGGGAATAGCTGCACGAGCTTCTATGATACGCTGCTCTTCCGCCATGAGACTCTTCTTCGCCTCTGCGTCGAAGTCTCGGCGGTCTTTTTCCATACCCTCACGAGCAGGAATCACGTCCTCTTCGATATGTCGACCTCTCTCAGCCTCGATAGCTCCCTTAGCTTTTGCTTCTGCCTGAGTTCCCTCAATGGCCTGGCCATACGGTACCATCTGGTCCGCGATGTCCTGTTCTGTATTCATCAGTCCTTCTGGACCGAACACAGGACCATGCTCTCCCGACATGCTGTAGCCGAAGGAACCAGGAGGGGGTGCTCCCCCGCCACCACCCATGGGTGCAGGTGTACCTGATGTAGCTTCCCAGACGTCATTGGGAACGGGGCCTTGTATAGAGCTCGGGTCTTGCCCTACACCAAGACGTGCGTGCATCGCCTGGTCCATGTCCATGGGGTCGTAGTTGAGTGCTTCCTCTTCCGGGGACAGTGGAGGGGCTTGCATGTTCGGATTCATCTGTGGCGCATCTTGTGGCAGAGCGGCCATCTGACTGGGTGGTGCCTGAACCGGGGGAGCTTGCTGAGGAACTTGCTGACCTGCAAAGGCTGTAGGCGGAGCTTGTCCCACCTGTTGCGGGTCCATTGGATCTGCAAACAGCTCTGGGAACGTCTTTAGTGCAGCTTCGTAGGGAACCTCATACTGCTCCCCCGTGTCCATCTCGATACGGTAACCGAGTGGAGTCTCTTCAACTAACCGAGGCATGTTATCCCCCTCCGGCTCCGCCAGTTTGACTCTTGATGTATGCTTCCAGGCCCTTCTCACCTAGACCCCAGACACGCTCACCCATAGTCGGTTGACCCATGAGTCGGCCGAGCTCCATCTGCTGGTAGCCCATCTGACCTTGCTGCTGCATCTGGCTGGCGAGTAGTCGCTGGCGTAGTGCTTCCATCTGTCGTTGGTCGTCCATGCCTCTACCTTGTAGAGTTGCACTCTGGTTCATTCCACCACGTTGGAGGTCTTGACCACGAGCGCCCTGTAGTGTTCCACCCAGCTGGCCAATGGCCCCTAGCTGAGCCTGGAGACCTCCGGTCGCTGCCTGCTCTCCCACACGGGACTGCATGTTGGAAGCGTTCTGAGCGGCTCCTAGGAAGGCTCCTGGGCCTTGTCCTGCGCGTGCCCCTCTGGCTGCTCCGAGCTGCTGTGCCATGCCTCTGTCGGCCACACCTTGGGCCTGACGGCGTACCAGTTCTTGCCCTGGGCCTTCACCCCGAGCTTGCTGCTGGAGCATGTTGATGAGGCCTTGCTGGTCACCACGGAAGCTACTCTGCCCTACCTGGGGAACATCACGAGGTCCTTGCCCTGCAATCCCACCATACTGGTCAAACTGTTGGTCAAACCCAGGTAGGTCGAATGCACCCTGGTCAATAGTGCCCTTTGGGGCACGAGTGAGTTTTTCGTCGAGCCAACTAGCCCAATCTCGGGGATCATAGAAAGCCATTACAGTTTCCTCGTTGCGGGAAGTCGACTCATACCTGGGTATGGAGCAACTTCAAGTAGTAGTTCAGTTAGCTCAAAGCTCTTACCAGGATTATCACCTGGAACGTCTTCAAATTCAAACGAAATCGACTGTGCCTTATCACGGCGTGGTCGCTTCTCGAAGTGGTAATCGTTGGGATTAAGCTTCCCTCCCCAGAATAGGAGTGGGTCTCCCCAAAGGAATCCTTCAGCTCCCCAGAGAGTAGTATCGATGACCCTGGTTGGGTCAAAGGTAAACTCTTGGAAAGGACTGATTTCCCTATTGTAGAACATACGACACTTCAGAAGGTGAACACTCTCATATTCTCCTAGTAGTTGCCACTTACGGATCTTGAAGAACCGGGTATTACTATCACCGAATCCATCCATATGCTCTGTGAGTCGGAAGGGGCCTAGCCTGTACCGAGCCGAATAGGCCGCTCCAGCGTCGGTAGCTAACTCAACGTCCCGAATAAAGATCCGACCATCGGAGCGCAGAGTGACTAGTTTATCGAAGTCTATGACGGCTGCATCCACGACTGCGTGGTTAGTCCAGGTGCCCCACCGCTTGTAGAAGTAGTCGTAGAAGACCGCGTCTCCCTCTTGGGGGAAGAACACGACCATGTTGGTGTCGGGGATGACCTCTGCTGCCACGTAGTTCTGGGCGTTGAATCCCTCTACTGGAGCTCCGATGTATCCGGGCGTGAGTGCCTGGTCCATCGCGTAGATACCCTTGCCACTGGGCCAGATAACCAAACCTGGTAGCTCGGCAACAGCTCTTGGACTCTCAACGCCTGCGTCGGTGCTGATGGTCCTGGTAGCGTATCCACCAGAGAGCCCGGTATCGTCGAGTCCGTCACCCACAATAGCAAAGATGAACTGGTCCTTCAAGATGAGGGGGACATCATTAATGTAGCTGATTGACCGAACGTCTCCACCCTCCTCTGGGCAGTTGTCTACAACGGTCCTGATAGAGAAGTCCACAGGTTCATCGTTGTGATTGATTTTGCTATACTGGACCTGGTTCTCGGGGATCTCTCCACCCACTGCGAAGAGGCGGTCACCGACTGCCTTGATGAACGTAGGAGCAAGCGGGCTGAAGTTGCCTAGTTCACCTTGGCTGATGTAGTCGATCTCCTTCGATACCAGGTCTATATCGATCATGTTGTCTTGGAACGTAACCGTTAGGAAAGCGTCTAGGGGATTCAGCACCCAGTTGTTCTGGGGATCTGCAATGGTTGCAGGGTCATCGGACGTCACCTTGAAGAACAACGTCGAAGAGTCTACCTCAGTACGGAAGACTTCAATCCAGACATCTGACACACCCAGGAAGGCTTTCTTCATTGTGAATGCCAGGCTAGGAATGACGATGTCAACACACTTACTATTAGCAATCGTTACAGTACGTGTAATCGCATTCGACCGCATCTTCTGACCTGTAATTGGGCACAGCCACACGTAGTACACACGGTAGTTGTACGCTCCTCCAGCCATGTTGCCCGCGGGTACTCCTTCGGTGAAGTCACCGTCGAGCATATCGGGGAACATGTGGAACCCAGCCTCTACCGGAGCTACTCCATCGAAGTAGTGCAGCTGGCTGCCGGTGAAGTACAGCGCATTGTTGACTTCCTCGGTGACTGGCTGGTGGTTTGTATCGAGTTCCCAACGCTGTAGTGTCAGGTGCTGACGAACGTCAATGTCATCGGCCTCAGAGTCGAGAGCTTGCTTGTACGACAAGACGCACTGGAACACCCCTTGATACGTTCGCGGGTGCGTAAGTCGAATCGCCAAGTCTCCGTCGCCCGCCATGGTGGTGTCGAACGAGGAACGATCTGCTCCCTCGAAGCGGTGCATTCGTCCACAAAGGATACCGTACGCGTTGATGATGTAATATGCGTTCTGTAGTCCACTTCGGCTGTCGTGACCGATAAGTGCGTAACCATTTTCGCCATCATGCCAACCATGACTCGCGACGAACGCGTGCTGGTATACACCACCCTCAGCTAGACTACGATTTCCAGTAGTCGGACTTATCGTGAACCGAATCCAGACAATACTGTGGTCTTCGGGCAGATCTGCTATCGCCTGATCTACTACCTCGGTAAAGATCGTATACCCAACGGTCGTTGGCGTGTCCATGTACGTCGTGATACTAATCGCAAATGGGTCGAACCCGGGGGCGGTATCAACCGTGGGCGGTTGGTCCGGAGTGAGGTCGGATACATTATACGAAGCAGTAGTGATTTCCGCTTGGGTTGCACCATCGTCATCTAGAGACGCAACGTACAAGTGCTGGTCAAATGGTTGATACGTAATCGACCCACCATGACTGGCTTTCTTGCTGTCATGCTCTACTTGAAGAATCAGCGTACCGGCTGTGTTCACTAGACCGACACGAGTCGTACCCGAGTCGAGTGTGTAGAACAGGCCGACTTGCATGTCGTCGATCTCGGTTACGTCAAACGCTGCACCAGTACTGGCAACAGTCGTCACCGGAGTAGCAGCCATGCTATTCTCGATGTCCCAGGTACGGATTGGCAGCGTATTGATGTCGTTTGTACTGTTATCATGCCACATCAGCAAGATGATCGAGCCAATCGCTACGACCTTCAACGAACCAGGACTGTCGTTCTTCGCGATGATGTTATCGCGTACGAAGTTACCATCGTCCTGTCCATTCCACAGGTTGTGGTAGTACACGGCTCCAGTGTCATCGTCAAAGACAGAGACCTTGACGCCAGAACCAGTGCTATCTTCGAAAATCCAGGCAGTGACAGTGATGCCGTTTGTAGTGGCTACTTCAGCTCCTGCCATGTCTTCGACGACCGTAAACCGCTCCTTGCGCTTATGGGCGATAGCCCCGTATAGACCTCGGTCTAGTTGCTGGTTACGCGTGCTGTCGTAGCTGTACATTCGTTTTGAGGTAAGCTGAACTAGGCTTCGGTCGAACACTCCAACAGCTCGGGGCGAACCTTCTAACGGAAACCCCTCTTCTGTTTGAGCTAGGACAGCGCTGTTCCCTGCTCGCTTACGTAGGCTACCAGCTTTGACAAACTCACCATTCTGACAAACTAGTAGATTGGTAGGCGCAACCTTCTTCTGGTCAGTCTTGGTATCAAGACCGCCGTTGAAGGGGATTACGAATGTTTGCCAGTTGAAGATCATTATACGGGCCGATCAACTTCGATGCGACAACCAGTAATGAGTGCTGTACTCGACGCCGACATCGTTACAATCAAGTAGTACTCGGTGTCAGCGATGACGGTCTCGGTGAGTCCGCCTTCGTTCAGGTTGTAGAACGTACTTGCGACAGTGCCCGAGGTTTGTGTGACACCAATTTGAACCCTGGAACCAGCAGTGTAAGCCCGTTTGAATAGCCTTGCTGTGAAGCCAGAAGCACCACCAAGAAACTGTCCAGTTGCGTGATACTTCACAATACGCTCGCCCGCTCGTAGTTGAATAGGAAATGTGAGGTCATCGTTTGCATTCATGGAATAGTGGCCGGTCGTCGAGAATGTTCCAGAACCCCTCAAGTGACCGGCTACAGCTGAAATCATCAGTGTGTCGAGCTGTGTATACAGGTATTCGGTAGCTTTGATTTTACCTGTTGTCTGTAGCTGACCGTTGATGGAGATTGTTCCAGTGCCTGGTGTCATCACATCGGAGGCGGTCATCACACCCAGGTCGCTCATCACCACAAGCTGCTCGCCAACAGCTGGGCGTAGGGGGAACGTCAGTCCCTGGTCAGCTGAGATACTCGGTGCAATCAGGCGGTACTCGTGACTGCCCTCGTCCATGCGAATCTCTTTGACGACCATATCCGCGAAGTCGTTAGGTCCAGCACCCAAACGCATTCGGTATGCACCGTTGCCGCTATCCCAGTTGACCTCGACTCCACCAATTCCGTAGCCAGCTCCCGTGATGTTACCCAGTGGAGCCGCTACACTACCGGCTGCGGTGATCTTGACCTGGTTGCCGTTGTTGTCGTTGGCGTAGAGTTCGCCGTCAATTAACTTGAAGAACATCGAAGCTGGGTGCGTTCCTGCGGCTAGATTGCCGCCTGGTGCAAACGCAGCCTTGAGAAGTTCCGTCGCTGCAAAACTCGTAGCTCCTGACTTAAAACTTAGGTCAGCGTTGATATCCATGTCCGAGGGGCGGACCTTCTGTTCAACAACATCAATAAGCGCTTGAAGCGCTACGTTAACATCAACTGCTCCCGCGGCAAAGGTATCTATACCAATGGCCGGAAGGTCTAGATTGAGTGGAACACCATAGGCCATTAGAAAATCCTCACTTTGAAAGTGCCAATTGAAAATAGCGGTAGAAGTTTGATGAACTTAGCAGGGTCGCCTGTGAAGGTAGAATCTCTCCAAATTACCTGGGCGCCTGCTGGAGAACGAGACGCGTCAGTGACAAGAAAGCCTCTGAACTTACGACCTAGACCGTGAGCAATGATGTGCCCGTCTGTTGCATCCGGTGTGGTAATCTCGAAGTCTTTACCGTCGTAGAAGAGTTGTGATTCTAGCTCCTGGATACGCTCGTTGAGAACGTCTATAGCCCGCTGTGTGTCCTTGTCCTCTGGAACAGGTAGAACTCTAGGTTTGCGAGGCACTAGAACCTCCAGCTATAGCCAATCACGCCTCTGTTACCGCCAGGCAGGAATCCCTGCTCGTCGAAGAGTGTGTCAGTGCTTCTCCAGCGGGAGTCGCCCACCTGATGCGTCTCAAGGAGGTCTCGCATACGAGATTCCTTCTTGATGCGGTCGGTGAGTTCTAGCTTCTTGCCAATGAGATAGTCAGGTTTGATGCCCTCTTTCATGAGGACGTCAATACCGACATCAACAACAATGTACTCTTCCCAACCTAGGACGCCGTCTAGCACGTCAGCATCCGTAACAAGCTCAGTAGGAGCAGGGATGTAGCGGATAACATAGCGACCCTTGTCAGGCCTCGGGCTGAGTTCGATTGTGGCATCGAGTGTGTACCCCCATGTTCGATAGGAGCTCGCATCGCTTCGTAGGTCATCGTAGGGTTTGGTGCGAGCACCGTGTCTAACGAGTCGGTAGAAGTAGCCATTGTTGTCGCGGAACACTCCCTGCACAGCAAAGAAGTCACCCGGCAGTTGGTACGTAACAGCACCATCCGCCTGAATCTCGAATTCGAGCTCAGGGACAGTGTGCACGCCAGCGTTGACCAGAAGTCCGAAAAGCTCATACTGTGACTTACGAATGAGTTGGTTCAACTCAAGATCAGTCACAAAAGCTTCAACATCGTGCTCATGATCGGTACGTTGCCGAATGCGTGTTCTTATTTGTGCCAGTGTTGCCATGGAAAAGGTGCCCGGTATAATCCCCCGGGCAAGGGTGTTTAGACGGAGACCGTCCTGACAGCGTCAGTACGTCGCGCGAGTGTGACGTTGACATGGACCCAAGAGTCGTCAGTGGGATCAGTGGCTGCTTGAGCTTCGTCCAGAGTTGTGACTCGCAGAACGCCGGTCGCGGCGGTATACGAAACAAACTTACCACGAACATCGCCAACTACATCGTCGCTCTCGACAAGGCAGGTGACAAGGACCGGGTATCTGTTGCTGAAGAAGACATCAAAGACCCCCGTACCGACGAGAACGATATCAGTGATGAGTCCACCGAGTCCGATTAGATTATCCGGGTCCGAAGACGCGTTAATCTGAAAGCGGAACTTATAGGTGATCTCTTCCTGATTACCCGACAGAGCGGGTGGTCGATCTTTGTAGGTTGCGTTGGGCATGATCTCTCCTTAGACGATCTCGATACGACCGTTGGCGTACGGATTCAGGCAGACCGGCTGTGCAAAGTAGCGCAATCGAATCTCGATTCCATCTTCCGCGTTACCTGCAACACCACCACCAATACGCACTGCCGTCAGACCGTCATCCTGCACGAGGTGCGGGAGGGGACCCAGGTGACAGAGCTTCCAGGTGTCTGGAGTCAACAGGAAGGCAACGCCGTTATCCACGTACGGAGCAGCCTTGACCTCACAACCCCCACCCGGTGTGGACATCATGAGCGAAACACGGCCGAAAGTTCCCTTTTTGCCGTCTTCCATGCGGTAGCCACGAGCACCGAGCTCCAGGTCGAGCCGGTTGAAGTTCTCGTAACTGACCCAGAGCTGCTTGCCCTTCTGGTTGATTCGACGAATCTTGGCATCCAGACGTTTGGCAGTCTCTTCGATTGTACCCAGCCAGGTCTGTCGGTGTCCGGCAAGACGCTGCGGGGCTACGGAACGATCAACACCGAAGTGCGAATCGCCAGAGGTGGGGTCTACGGCCGGAATCCAGCCAGGGACGCCAACGATGCGGTTGTCCACACCAGAAGCACCTGTACCAGAGTCACGGACGACATGGTCGTTGATCTCGGTGTCAGCATCGAACGCTGCATCGATCTCGATGACGCCAGTATCCTCATTGACCTCTACGACTCGCGGAGCAGAACCTGCGATTGGAGCACCGTTGTGCTCAGCCGCTCCATCGGGCTCACCAGCGACATCATCGTAGAACCGGAGGCTCTGACCGATGTGGAAGTTGATGGCATCCGAAGAATCAGTAAGGGTGAAGGAAGTACCAGTGCCGGGGTCTGCCGACAGCTGTCCAATGGAACCGGAGCCGGTTCGCCAGAGCATCATCTCCAACTGCTGGCCCATCTGCTCCAGAACACTCTCGAACTCTCGTTCGCGTGCCCGGAAGAAAGCACCCTCGTTGTTACGGGATGCCAGCATGGTTTTCGCATCGATGGTCAGTCCAGCGTAGTACGATGCCGGGGAGATGCCCCAAGCGATACCAACGGAGGAACTCACGTTACGAAGTGCGTCCTGCAGTGACGGAGACAGACCCTGTGGACTGTCGAACTGAAGCGGAACGAAGGTGGTCGTACCAACAAGCTCGTCAGACTTTTTAATCTGACCATAGAAAGGCTTGCCATACGCGACCAAATCCTCGATCTTCCGCTGGGGATAGCGGTTCTTGAAGAACGCGCTGAACTGAGATGAACTCAGAATTGTTGCGGGAGCGGGCATTAAATCCTCTAGTAAAGTAGTCTAGGCTAAGCTAAGTTAGTCTAGTTTAGTAGTCGCCCATTGGACGGCCCATGTCTTCCATGGCCGTTCGGGCTATTTTGCGAAGAGCTTCATCAGAGTACGGGTCCTGCTCTTCACGGGCAGGCTGCACTCGTTCAGACTCACTTCGTAGTGTAGTAGGGATGTCAGGTTCTTTCGCCGGGTCCGGTGCCGGTGTAGCGGGGGTTGCACTTGCCTGTCCTCCGAGGAAGACAGCTTTGATGTCCTGCAACTCTTTTTCGAGCGCTGCAGTTGCTCCTTCTGGGGTCGCTACTTGTCCTGATTGCCGTGTCACAGTACTTGCTGCAGACCAAAGCCACCCAGCGGTCTTCTCTGGGAACTTTTCTGAAAAGGCTCGTACCAGTTGGTATTTTTCGGGGTCAGCCTGCTTCCCGTAGGAGGCGAGGTTGTCCACGAACTGGTTTACTGATGCCGATTCAACTTGCTGACGCTGTGTTGCATCACGCGTCTCCTGATCCTTCTTCACTACCGACTGCGTTCTTACAGACTCTAGACGCGCAGCTCTTGCTTCCTTCACTGCCCGGTATTCCGAAGGTGCTCTCTCGCCTTGGGACTCGTACCAGGAGTCTTGGGCGATGTCAGCTAGTTTCTGTTCGGTGGACTCCGCAAGCTTCTTAATGGCTCCAATCGGATCCACCGCGAAATGTTGCTCGATCGTCAGTTTCGGTTCTTCTTGAACCGTGTTCTGCGGAGTTTGATTGGCTGGGACCTCATCTTCGAACTCGATTTGGTCTACTTTCGCTTTCAGGTCTCTGTGCTCCTGAAACATCTTTTGGATGTCAGGGTGTAGTGGTGCCGGCTCTACCGCAGTCTCTAGCGCTGCCGGCTCTGGTGGTGTAGAAACCGTAGCCTCTACTGCTTCCGTCGCTTCTGGTGCCGCGTTCTCCGGTTCGGCTGTCTCTGCTTGCGCTACCACTTCCTCAGTCTGACCTTCAGTTGGTGCTCGCTGATCTGGGGCGTCTACATTCACGATTTCCACTTGCTGGCCCATAGCGCCGGCCAGGGCTTCATCAAACGTTAGCTCTGTTGCGTACTCACTCATCTCTTCTCCTTATTGAAGTTGCATACCGCCGGGAGCTGTCATCTGTGCTCCCATCATTGGATCTACTGGTCCTGGTCCCATTCCCATATCCATCCCTGGCTGAGCCAGTTGTGGTGCTTGCGCCGCCATCATCTGCTCGGGGGTGGGGGTCGGGGACATCAACTCTTTAGCGATCTCCAGCCACGACACGAATGCTTCAATCACCTCTTCAGGTGGATCGATGACGCGTAGGTGCTGGTAGGTATCGTGAACAAGTGGGAACGCCTCACTGAGGTTCATCAGTGGGTCGGGTGCCATTTGATCACCTTTCAACATCTTGTTGATCATGTATTCAGTATAGTCTTTTGCAGCAGACATTAGGTCTGAAATCCGCTCTAGGTCAGGTTGTCCACTCCAGGCTTTGTACTCCTGTGGTGTAATGACGCCCTTGTCCATCCAAGTATTCAACTTGTCGGATCGTGCTGCTGGACTCATGTTCAGAATGCTGGATGCGCTGATCTCAAGGACGTAGCGGTCCTTCTTCATATCAACGTCTTTCCACTCGATCTGTTCCACCACATACCGCTGAGACCATACAACCTTACGGTTCTTCTTCATCGTGGTATAGAGGTGGGCATTCAGCTCTATGAGGTGACTAGCCACTTCCTTGTGGGCGTCCTCGTAGGCTTGGGTCTTGTCGTTGAATCGAGTGTCCTCGATAGCTGACAACTCCCGAAAGGCTTCAGCACTGTCCATGCGAGCCTGTGCGGGGAGTTTCATTTGAGAGCTAACCTCCGAGACTCCGGCGTACTGCAAGGCTTTACCGGGATTCCTGTCGCGCTCTGCGTACAGTTCGTCGTTAAAGGCCCCGAAGGTTACTGCCTCGGGCATGGTTCCCCGATAGCGGTAAATCTTAGCAATGTTGTTATCCAGCTGTTCAGCATGGAAGTCGGAACCCTGCTCCACGAAGAATCTGGGTACGATCATGAGGTCCTGGCCCTGACGGATGACGTCATTGAGCTCATTCTGCCTCATCTGGTAACCTACCAGGTCTCCGACTAGGGATCGTCCGTAGAAGCCGCTCTGTGGTTGTGCCCACTTGTAGAACACAAACGGGAAGCGGTCACGGGTGTAATCCTCGTCAACCAAGGTACAGTTCTCGATGCAGATGACGTGGCGGCCGTCTCCAGCTCCCTCGCGTGTGGGAAGTTTCCACGACTCGATGACGATAATCTGACCTTCACCGGGGGACCGATAAGACGTATACTTGAAGCTCGACTCTTGAGCTTCCATGATCTTCTTCTGGACGTAGCGGTTCTTCAACCCATACGTCTGCATCAGCCACAGTCGGCTAACGATCTTCCTGTGATGGACCTGCATAGGCATGTCAGTCTGACTGATGCACTCTCGCTGGTCTACGATGATCTCGTCTGGGTGTACTCGTTCGCAGAAAACCTCTTTGTCCCTCTTGTCGATGTCGATCTTCAGTACTCCGGTACCATAGAGCATGGCATCGAGGAAGATACGCTTCATCTTAGAGTGGATCTTGAAGTGCACGAACTCAGACCACAGGAAGCGATCAAGTTGCCTAGCCTTCATGTAGTCATCGAACTTGGCACCCCGGGACTGGATAGTCGCCTTGGGTCGGTTCGCTCCGATCCTGCTCTGTAGGGTATCGCAGGTGGACTGGATGACGTTCTCCAGGTTAGCGTTCAGAGGTCGGAAGTGAGTGTTGTAGGC